AGATAAAATCTAAAGCCTGATGAAGTTGTTTTGTATTCTTTTTTATCTTTCATTCTTATTCTCCTTGTTTACAGAAATATTCATAATGACTGAATCCATCGGTATCTTTTTCAGCTGTAAGAGTTACTTGATAACCAACAACTTCATCATCTCCATATTTGACTTCGCCAATTTCAGTAATTGCAGCTTGTGGAATGACAACTCTTTTAAGAATATTTCCTTTTAATACCATTTCTACAACATAGCAGAATTTTTCAATATCTGGATCACCAACTTTTACAGTTAATCCACTTTCGACTGTTCCTGTTACATTGGCAGTTCCATGAATTAATTTTAAAACTTCGGGATTGATTGATTCGATTAAAGTGCAAGTAAAAGGATCTTCACCTGATTTTCTTAATACAACATCTCCGCCCCATGCTTTTACTACGTCGCCTAATGTTTTTCCATTTTCTAATCCATCTTCACTGATGTATCCTAATGAAGTAAAAGCTTCATTAAGTGCCGTTTTTGCATCCGTTGGTAAATCTGTACCAATTGGCGCTCTAAACAAGCACCCTCCTACCTTAGGTTTTGCAGCAGTAACATTATCTGTTGAAACATTTGCTGTCATATCTTTTCCTCCTTAATAATAAGTAATTTCAAAAACCGCTTGATAGCGGTATTTCTTTTTTGATGTATCTGTGAAATTATAATCACTGTTTAATTTCACTTTTGAGATTTCATTTTTCTCAATTAATCTTTTCATTGTTTCTTTGACTCTTTCATTTAACAGAGCTGTGTTATAAAGGCTTGTAGAATATGATTGAATAGCAATAATTGCATTTTTAATGTAATCAAGTTCACTTGAACCTGTTTTTTCAACAACTATATATTCATCTAGTGCTTTTATTGGTTCTTCGGCACTTGCTATAAATCCATTTTCATTAAGAAACTGAATAATAATTGCTTCAATCATTTAGAAGCACCTCCCAAAGCTTTTAGAATCGTGTTGTTTTCATAGTTTTCTTTGACTGCTTTTGCCGAGCTTGTACCAATAGAAACATTGACACGATTAACTCCTACGTGTTTTTTCATTGAATAACCATCACCAAGTCTTGAATAAGCTTTTTCAGCAATAGTAGAACATGCATTCATCATTTCTTGTGACTTCAATAATTCTCTAACTCCTTGTTTATTCAAAACCACTTTTACTTTACTCATAACATTCAACCATTACTTTCTTGTTCCAATCTAAAGGAATATTTTCTTCTATTCCTTCAAGTGGAGTGCCTATTACGTGCCATTTTCTATTAAAAAAGACAACAATTCCATCTTCCCAGTTATTGTTGTCTCCTTTAGGTATAGCAAGCGTATAAACCGATTTTTTACCGGTTAAATCGGTCGTTGTCACAATATCGTCAGTCGATGATGGCGCAACAAGAACATTTTCTACTTCAATTTCCTTTTCTTGATAGATATTTTTTCCAAAAGGATCTAATCCTATCTTCTCTCTTGAAATTAAAGTAACAGTAATTCCTTTAATCATTGCCATACAGTTCAATCATTCCCATTCTTTGCCTTTTCAAGCCAAGCCGAGCCAATTCACTTTTCTTAATAAACAAACCGCCACCAGGTACTAAAAAAGTACCTGATACGGAATATCCAAGAGCCGACTGTGACATTTGTTCCATCGGTTCGCTATTTGTTGAAGTCATCAAATTTCGTGCAATGACATCAACGCATACGCTTTTAACTACATTTTCATACACTTCTTGTTTTTCAATCATTTCATCAAGGTTTTTCCCAACCTTTTTTGCTTCCTGTCTTAAGCAGTCAGAAAC